ACATTGATGCTATCGTACACTATTGCGAAATCAATGAACTTGAGGTAGACTCAATTACCAAACTCGTTTCAAAACCTCTAAAAGAGAAACTTAAGTGGGACGCAACACGTCTCAACTTTATGAAACGAACTTCAAGAGCAAAACTGCCCATCTAGATAAATATTCCCATACAAGATAAAAAAAAATGAGAACCTTTTCTGATTTTTGTCAAATTTTACAAGAGGATAGAAATCAGAAATTTTATAGCGATATAAAGAGAAGGGCAATTTCTCAAGGTGCTACTGCTGTGGAGGCAGATACTATTGCTTCTCAGGCAGCATTAGAAACTGGATATGGCAAATATCCGAGTGGTTCTTTCAACTATTTTGGTCAGAAGGGAACTGGTCGTGAAAACACTAGTTCAAAGAGAACAAGAGAAGTTGTGAATGGTCGCAGTGTAATGATGAATCAACCATTCAAAAACTATGATAGTGTAGATGCTTCTATTGCAGATAGAATGAGAAAATGGAACTATAAAACCAAAGGTTCTGAGAGTGTTCTTCAGGCTGCTCAAAGACTTCAAATTCCTGGTGGGGGAAAAATTCCTGGTTCTAAAGAAGTAAGTCATGGTGCTTATGCAACTGACCCCAAATATGCAACAACAGTTGCCAGTATTGCAAGTACTTATGGTGGTCAACCACTTAATATGAAACAAACATTGCCAAAACCAATGAAACCAAGTAAGAAAGGTGCCCTCAACGCTCCATCACCAGTGAGAGTTCTTGCTAAACTTAAAGGAAAAACTGGTGAATTGAATAAATCTACCGGTAAATTCACTAAAAGAGATTGGTCTTCTACCGAAGGTGGTAGATACAAAAAATATGGAGGAAAGTGATTCTTGAAATTTATTATGTCACCTTTTGAAACTTATCAACATTACCTTTCACTAAAAAACCATTTCACAAATCCTAAATACGACTTCTTCAAATACGGAGCTAAGACTCGTGCTAGTGTGTCCTCTTTCAATAAGAGAAAGGATAAGTACTGGTTTGAAAAGACTTCTCGTAAGTATTCTGATGAAGAGGTCGTTAATTTTTTAGTATCTAATTTTTCTGCTGCTGATAACCCACAAAATCTATGGATTGGAGAAATTATCAATTCTGGCGAAAGGACTTACGCCGAATGGAAAAAACGACAACAGAGTTCGACTTACTTGTTCAAAGAACAAAGCAACGAGTTGTTCTCGGAGAACGAATTCGAGAAACTATTCGATTGTTCCAAAGGACACCCCATTCTTCTGAAAAGATACTTAAGCGGGAGATTGTCTCTAGAAAATTTCGTGATCTACGAAAAAATCTTTCATTTTTCAAAAAATTTCGATAAAAAATTAACTGATCCAGTATGGGAAACCGTCAGTTTGAAATTGAAAAAATATAGTCCTTTCATAAATATAGATGTATTCAATTACAAAAAACTTCTACGGTTAATAGTAAATGGGTGAATTTTTTGACTCTGAAATTATTCAGGAAGAACTAACTGAAATTAATAATCTCCAAGAGAAAATCTATGGTTCTCTCTTTGATTTTGGTATGATGTCCAAAGAAGAACAACTGGAACATATTAGTATACTGACAAACTTGCTAGAAAAGCAAAGAGTGATGTATACTAGACTATCTCTTTCAGACGATCCTAAAGCGGTCGAAATGAAAGAGAATCTTCGTAAATCAGTCGCGATGATGGGTTTCCCACCTGAGACTGATATGACTATGCTATTCAGTAGTATGAATGCAACCATCGAGGCACTCAGAAAACACGTTGACGCCTGATGGATTCTTTGTTATACTATCTAAGCAAATCCAAAACATCCAACCTATCCGAGGTATCTAAATGTCTTTCGCAGACCTTAAAAAGCAATCCAAACTGGGCTCCCTGACACAAAAACTGGTCAAGGAAGTCGAAAAAATGAATAATACTGGCGGTTCTTCTGATGACCGTCTCTGGAAACTGGAGTGTGATAAGAGCGGCAATGGTTATGCCGTCATCCGTTTCCTGCCTGCACCTGATGGTGAAGATCTTCCCTTCGTGAAACTGTACTCCCACGCCTTCCAAGGTCCTGGTGGTTGGTACATTGAAAACTCTCTGACTAGTTTGGGTCAGAAAGATCCTGTATCTGAGTATAACTCACTGTTGTGGAACAACGGCACCGATGCAGGCAAAGATGCTGCACGTAAGCAGAAGCGTAAATTGACTTACATCAGCAATATCTACGTTGTAAAAGATCCTGCCAATCCTTCCAATGAAGGTAAGGTGATGTTGTACAAGTATGGCAAGAAGATCTTTGACAAACTCACTGCTGCTATGCAACCCGAGTTTGAAGATGAGGAAGCAATCGATCCGTTCGACTTCTGGCAAGGTGCTAACTTCAAACTGAAGGCAAAGAACGTTGCTGGTTATCGTAACTATGATTCTTCTGAGTTTGCCGCACAAGGCGCACTCTTGGACGATGATGACGCAATGGAAGCAATCTGGAAGAAAGAGAACTCTCTCGCTGAGTTCACTGCTGCCGATCAGTTTAAGGACTATGACGCACTGAAGAAGCGTCTTGATTATGTTCTGGGTAACAAGGGCACCCCTCGTTTCCAAGATCAGGAAACTGTTGAGGCGGAGGAAGATTTCCGATCTTCTAGTCGTGGTGTTGCTCCTGCAGTAACTTCTACTCCTGGTGACTTTAATGCAGAGGACATCGTGAGTTCTAGTTCTTCTAGTGGTGAAGAAGATGACGCAATGGCATACTTTGCTAAACTTGCTGAGGAGTAAAGTCTGATTACCATAGTGAATCCGCAGAGTTACTTCTGCGGATTCATTCTAGATCTTTTATGGACCGATCAATCTGGTATTATCTGTAACTGATAATCTTGAATTAATTGTATGACTACTATCTTCATAGTACATAATATTTCTCATATCATTCAAGAATATTTGTAGATATGATGGTTTCATTAATTGAATCTTTCTTTTCTTTTCATTTTTTAATGTTTCATACTCATAGTTTGAAATTCCTGTTACCGGATTTATTTCTTGATTAACACCTGTATACTTTGTTGATCCGTAACCAGCAAAAGGTGGATTTGCATCAGGGTCTGGAGGAGCACCACCCCCACCACCAATGTCTGGATTAGTGATGTAAAACTTAGTTGCAGAAGCATCATATGGAGTCTTAATTTTAAAATCTTGATCAACTATTTGACGACCAGGTAAAATTAATCTCCCCCTATTATCTTTAACTTCAATGGTCTCATAGTGGTGAACATTATTTACTTCTGTGATACCATACTTATTTTCAACATACCTGTAGAGATCATAGTTAGAAATCGGCCATTCATCTTTGATATTAGTAATACCTGCAGTCAGGATTACAACCCAATCTAGGTCTGCTTTACCATAAAAGATCTCTGCGACATTATCTGGTCGCTGTAGATCTAAGATTGTATACTTATCAAAAAAAGCAACTTTATCCGTAATATAGTCTTGAAGTTTGACTCTACGGAATAAGTTTTTAATTAGTACATAGTCTCTAGAAGAAACTTTGTCTAAAAGAGTTGATTGATATAAAAGATTTGGTAGTTCTCTGAAATAAGACATTAGTAACCTACACCTCCTGCTAAGTATCCATCCTCTTGATCTTCATAATCCTCTGCATAGATTGGATTGATTTCTTTGAATTCACATAAGACTTGAATATGAACTGGTGTACCATCTGGATAAGTTGCATATGTTCCAGATGCTGTATAGTTAACACTCAGTTGTGCTAAAGAACATATTTTAAATCGATTCAAGAATGGATGTTCTCTTTGTCCAGTCACATATTCCAATTGAAATACTTTAGGTGAACCAATGAACAGTGCGGGATTGCTTCCTTTTTTTGGTACCATTGATGATTTTAGACATCTAATAATTGCCATTACTTCTTTTGCTTCAACTTGATCTCTTGGTGTAAAATCAAATGTAAACGGAAATGATCTAAGAGTTACGCCACTAAACAAGAGTTCAAGATTTGATTGTAGGATTTGTCCAGTTGCCCTAGAAATTA